CTGTTTCCACAGGTGTGGTATCAACTGGCTCTGTTTCCACAGGTGTGGTATCAACTGGCTCTGTTTCCACAGGTGTGGTATCAACTGGTGTGGTAGTTACTGGTGTAGTGTCTACAGGTGGCACGACTACGGGTGTAGTGTCTACAGGTGGCACGACTACTGGTGGTTCAACTGGTGCAGGTGGAGCAGGGGCTGGCAAGGGCGCTGGTGCAGGAACTGCATCAATTACTGTTTGAGCTGCTGCCACTATTGTAGGTGCTGTAGTTACTTTTTCTACTGCTACAGAAACTGTTGCAATTGCCGCTACTTTATTAGTTAAGTCTGTGCTTGCATTATTTAATGATGTAATTGTATTTTGAGAAACAGTTGCAATAGGTGCAATAACTGTATTTGCGTTTGCTGTATTAGTTGCAACAACCGTTGTAATTGCTGAGTTTAATGTAGCAATTTGTGCGTTTGCTGTATCAATTGCTGCTAGTACTGTTGCATTGTCTGGATCAGGAGTAGGGGTAAATTCGGCGCCTTGACTAATTGTTCCAGTAAACCCTGTTGTAGTGCTTGTATTAACAATAGGAGTTAATGTACCTCCAGTAGCTTCTCTTACATTAAACCTAGCCCCATTTGGAATAGGACCAGTTACGCTAACGTCTGCTTGCCATGCACCATCTGAAGGATTAACATCCGCATTAAATCTAACTTGAGTCATTTGTGTCTCGGCGGTAGTTAAAGGATAAACTCTAAGATCCCAGGCAACGCTCAGTGTATTAGTAGTTGTTGAGTATGTAATTCCAGATCCATTACTCCATGTAGTCCAGTCGTATCCTGCTATAGATATAGAAGGTGCATTGGGAGTAGTATGATAAGTTCCACCTTCGTTTACTCCAAAAGTAATAGTTGCATTGGATCCTACGTAAACATTATTATATGTGACTCCGCCCATTTGTAAATTAAATGGTAGATTCATGCGTACACCAGCATCATCTACGTTAGATAAAACATTTGTAGTAGTACCAATAGTTGCTGCAAGAGCATTAACTGCATCCTGTGCGTTATTAATTGCTACATTTGCTTGAGTTAATTGTGTTTGAGCCTCTGTCCGTGCAGGTGTTACTGCTGCCACGGCTGTTGTTGCTGTAGCAACTGTTGCGGTGGCCGCATCTATTGCTGTCTGTGCTGATTGAACTAAATCTGTTGCTGTTTCTGATTGTGCAACTTCTGTTGCAATTGCTGTAGAAACTTGCTCTATAGTAACAGATGGAACAGGTGATCCTGCTGGAGTTGCTGCAGTAGCAACTGCTTGTGTTAGTGATGTAGTTGCAGATTCAACAACTGTGGCTGCCGCTGTAACAACTTCCTGTGCTGTAGCAACCTCTGAAGTTTGGCTTGTTGCTGCTGCTGGTATCGCAGCTACGGCTTGTGTAACTGATGCTACTGTTGAAGTAATTGCTTGCACAACCGCCGTTGCAGTTTCTACAAGTGGTGATACATTTGATACTTCTGCTACCGCAGCCGTCGCTGCTGCTACCGCTGTATTTGCTGCTGCTACGGCTGTATTAGATGCTGTTACCGCTTGCACAGCTGTTGCTATTGTTACTGTTGCTGTATCTGATGCGGCTGCTGCCTGAGCAACTTCTGTAGTTGCGGTTGCAATGGCTGTATTTACTGCCTGCTGTGCAGGGCTTACAACAACCTGCTCTGAAGGAGCTGGCGGCTCATCGGCATTAGCAAGGTTAGGACTAAAAAGAAAAAGCCAGCCCACAATAAAGAGGCTGGTTAAAAAGTACTTTAACTTTCTAGTCAACTAAGTATCTCCTAAGTAATGCAATATCTTTGCTTACTTAATAATTATACCACTAGTGTTATTTAGGATTATCTGTTTTATAAAAGCCAGAACCGTTAAACTTAATTCCAAATGATCCGTAGTGTCTTTGCAATCTTTTACCGCATTCATTACATAAATAGTTAGGCTCTATAGAATTTATTGATCTTTCTTTTGGAACAATACTGTCTGGTGAACACTCACACTTGTATTCATATATAGGCATTACTTACCGCTCTTTTTTCTCTTTTCAGCTAAGGCAACAAAATCTTTGACCTTAGTCTCTCCCATGTATCCCCACGCATAACCATCTTCAATCATTTGTTCGTTAACAGACTTAGTGTTTCCATCAAGGTACACCCAGCCTAGAATACGACCATACTTCTCAGAGCTGTCTGGCTTTTCTGTTTTTACAACAATGTCTTTAGCATCTTTGAACTTAGATTTAAGATACTCTTTTGATTCTAAGCCTAATGTTTTTTCAAGTTTATCTGTTGTTCTAGACTCTGGTGTGTCGATGCCAGCTAGTCTAAGTCTTTGAGAATATGAAATGCTGAATCCAAGATCAATATCAACATCAATAGTATCTCCGTCCACTATCTTTGTTACCTGCTTAACTCTGTATTCAAACATAATTCTCCTTAAATTTTAATGAGCAGTTTCGGGACGTGCTCAGGTCCATCCTTCGGGTAGCGACCCGAATAGTCTGCGACTCCCCAGTGACGGGGTGCAGATCTCTATTATACTATTTATTTGATCTTGATAGTCTTTGGCTTCTTGTCTTCAGGAACCAACCTAATAATATTAATATTAAGCATTCCGTCCTTAAGAGATGCACTGGATACTTCCATGTACTCTCCTAGAGCAAAAGACCTTGTGAATTTACGTGCAGCGATTCCTTTATGCAAAACTTCTGCGTCGGTGATCTCGGTAATTTCTCCAGAAATAACCAATGTTCCGTTATCTACAGATAGACTAATGTCTTCTTTTGTGAATCCTGCAACCGCAAGAGATACCTGATATGTATCTTCGTCTAGCTTTAGTACATCGTATGGTGGATATGATTGGCGTGATGCAGCATTGTGCACGTTAGCCATTCTTTCAATTTCACGATTAAAGCCAATAAAAAAAGGATCCTTGAAAAGATCCCATGTATATGTTGTTACCATATTATTCCTCCTTCAAGCGAATAAGTTAATTTATAGGACCCCTAATGGGCATCCTAATATAATTATATCATAATTTTTAATCGTTTGGAATATCCCTAAATGTAGTAGGGTCTATTTCTATCATGCCCATTTCTTTAGCCAACTTTTGTCCTTCTGGACTCAAATGTATTGTTGCCTGCAAATCTTCATCGTACTCAATTTCTGCAAGTCCCGCCTCATATAAATTCATTAAGGATTTATCAACATAATCAATATGGGACTGCCATAGCTCAGGAGCATATTCCTTAGCCATTTCTTGATCAATAGAATAAATAAGTTCGCCATTTTCATCCATACCCTCTAGATTAACAACTCCTATTTCTAAATAGTAAGCAAGTACTTCGTCGTCGTCTTTATCTTCAAGACTCATTTATAGTTCCGTCCTCATTCTTATCTATAGTTGTTTCTACTAACTGCTGAACGTATTCAGAAAAATGTTTTCTAACACTTCCCATTGGTCTGGAGCCAGAAGACTTCCATATTCTTTTATATTCTATAACATTAGAAAATGTTGTAGGACATAGCAGGGTGCCATTGTATTCTTTTAAAACTGTAGGAAGAGGCACATGCTTGCCACAACACTTACATTCTTTCGCTCTCTCTTGATATATACTCATACTATTTCCATTCCGTCTAATACATCTGATAAGTTTTTAGGCATCCTCGGTGGCCTTATCATGTTCATTACTATTTCGTCTTCTTCTTTTTCTCTATCCCACTTCAAAGAGCTGTAGGTATGTATGTCTATCTCTTCATTATTCTGTGGCCTGCTTCTACTAATTGCGTTATATACAGAACCGCAAACAGCATCAGCCAAGTCTTTTGATCCTTTTCGTGGGTGATCGACCCTATCTCTCATAATTTTTAATTGCAGTAATTCATCTATAAGTAATTTAATTGCAGGTCCGCTTAATCTATCTTCTGCAACAACCATAGCCATATCGTCGTAATGTTTCTTTGCAACCGACAGTGTCTCTGTATTTATACCGTATTGTTTTAATTGCTGCATCATATCGTGAGAATTCCAACGGTCAAATGTGCACACACGAATTTTAAATCCCTTTGTTCTAAGAGACAAAATATAATCTTTAACTTCTGTAAAGTCTACAGACTTATCTGGAGTAGGTGTCCAATACCTAACTGCATCAACTTCTACAATGGGTGCTGGCTGAGAATATGTATCTGTTACTTTGACATTTACCCATTTTTGAACATGAGCCATTGCAACTGCACAATGGTCATGCTTCTGAGCTAAGTCCACATGGAGAAAGTATTCTTTGTCTGGATCTGGGGCAAACCAGTTTTCAAATCTTCCAAAATCATCTACGGCTAATGACATATTGCTAAATGCTTTTTCAATCTTTTCACGAGATTTAAAGAATGCATCAATTGCTTCTGATGGCATGCAGGCAAATCTTCCTAGTGCATCTGGAGTATTTTTATAGAACGCAACTTTAAAATCATCGATACTTCTTGTTGGATTAATTTCCCATGTTGGTCTTCTAAGAGCATACATTCTAGGATACTTATAGGACAGAATATGATCTTCTTCCCACTCAATATCAAACTCGTTACCCTCTGTTCCGTCTGGAAGATTATCGTCTAGTTTAAAATGATGTGTTCTAGTAATAACTTCTTTTTCTGCAACTACGTCGTCGTAGCGTTGCTGAATATAATCATTCTTATATCTAGGAAAAGAAAGAAGTATTACCTTGCCATAGTCTGGAAAACGTGAATCTACTGATGCACGATACATCTCATAGATAAGGCTTCCAGTCTTTGCCTGCTCATGACCAGTTGTATTTTCTACACTGAAGCCAGAAATTTCGTCAAGGATAACTACAATTACGTTATATCCTTCCCATGCCTCACGCTCTGAGTGACCTGAGTGTACTGTAATGTTTTTATTAAATTTAATTTCAGAAGCTTT